CTGTAGTTCTGCGTTGTCGTTCATAGTGTATTCAATAGGAGCTTGAAGTGCGATTACTTCAGTGTCGTTCATTAAAATAATGTGTGAGTTTAATGGGCGAGGATGAAAGTTCAGGTCGCCACGTTCCCCCTTGTATACGCCAGTCATTGACTACGCTTTCGGATACGCTTTACTATGGATTCTTAATTGATCTAAAGTAGGTTTACGGAAATCATTAAATGGATTTAAAATTCTATCCAGCTGACCATACCTTAATTTATCTCCAATATAATCAGGACCAGCCATTGCTTGATGATACTTCTGTATGTGTAGCTGTTTATTTTGTTCTGCTTCCTCTGGTGTTTGTTCCATATGAGGCAGTCTGATTGGATTACCACCACGATCTATGCCAAAACCGGGGTCTTGTATAATTCTACCATACTCATCAAAGTATTCACCATGAGCCAGCTTCCAGTCTGGATGACCTGTTACATCACCTTCACCATAGTCATCATCAGATTCTGCTGGTGCTGGTTCTTTAGGAAGCATGATGGTGTTAGGAGTAATCCTTAACCCTGCTAACTTATCTCTAGGAGGTGCTGGTACAAATGGACCCTTTTCCTTTGATGGATCATCATAAGGTTGACCGGGAGATCCTCCCTTACCAGCTATCATTAAAGAACTAATTATTTCTGATGCTTTATCTAATTGCTTTTCAAGTGCATACTGTTTCTTTTCCCATCCTTGTAATGCCATAATTAAAAGTCTACATTGGATCGTTCGAGCTTCTTCATTATCTTCTGACGGAAGGCTGGGTCTCTGTCGTATCGAGGATCACTCATAGCCTCTACGACTTCTGCTTGGCTGTTGAACTGATCTCCATCTGATTTAGGAGTAGTACCAGTTACCATCTTACCATCATAACCTTGTGAATCTTGATACCTATAAGCTAAAGAACGGACTGCAAAGAAAGCTGCAAGGGGATCACCTCGATCCATTACTGCATCGAACATCTTTATCTCTTGCTCTGCTAAGTTATCTGTTGCCCACTGTAGCATTTCAGTATACTGTTTCTCACCACCAGCTACATTCTTTAACTCTGTAACTTGTTGTTCAGTAATCTGTGGTTTAGATCTTTCAACCTGTTCACGGTATCTGAGATGCATATCAGCTAGTTCTGCTGGCTTTAATTTATTTAATGCTTCAACAGTTTCTTTTGTGTAGGATGTCTCAGAGTTAGCTTCATTCCATAATGTATCTAAGATTCCATCTTGTGTAGTATCTTCCTTAGCTTCTTTCTCTTTTTCTCCACCTTCTTTGGACTCCACTTGTTCACTATCTTGGGAGTCCCCAGCTTCCGAGCTATCTCCAGAACCTTTGTCTCCAAGTTTCTTTTGAAGTTCGACATAAGCTTTCTCTAATTCTTGTGCATCTTTGTATTTACCAGCTAGAAGTTCCTCTTGCTGTTCTATCATTGCTTCCCCTACCTGTAGAGAATCTTGCTCATCAGCATTAAGATTCTCCATGGTAGTGGTTTCTGTTTGATTTTCAAATGTTAATGTTTCTGCCATTATGCTTCAGGTGGTGCTTCTTGTTCTAGTTGTGCTGCTAGTGCTGGGTTCTTAGATGGATCATTCATAGGAGCTTTAGCCATGTTAGGTGCTTGCTTTAATTGTTCCATCTGCATTGCTTGTTGCTGAACCTGTTGCTTTTCTTGTTGTATGTCTTGCATACTCTTAACAAGATTTAGAACATCAATACCTTGAGCAGCAGCTAACCGTTTGATTAGTTCTTCAGGGTTGATGTATTGTTGGATAGCTTCTGGACCCATTGTCTGAGCAAGGGTAGTTAAGAAGTTACCTAATGCTTGTACATCCTGACCACGACCAAGAGAATTAATACCAGCTACGATGGTTGGTTTAACCATTCCTTTAGGTATCTTAGGAATCTCTCCAGTCTTCTGGAATACACTAAGCTTTCTGTTTAAATATGGTACTAGGAATTCAATAGTTAGTAGTCCAAATAACCCACCGAGCTGTTGTTCTAACTCCATCTGTGTCATCTGTACTTCTTGAGCAGTAGTTCTTTCACTATCTCTTACACTAAGTATAAGGAAAGCTTCATTTAATCTACCCTCTAACTGTGCCATCAACTGATAGGCAGTCTGGAAGTCAGCTGTCTTACCTACTTGTACTACACCTATATCATCTGGCCTACCTTGTACAATAGCTCCGTTACCTGCAGAAGCGAGTGTCTGAGGTTTAGTTGTGCTTGAGGGTGATACAACGAAAACAACTTTTGCAGCTGCTGCAGAGCCTTCTACGAGTGCCTGAGAGAGTGCTTCAAGGGACTTAAGATCCCCAATGAATTGACCTACTCTTCCTCGACCATAAGCTTCTCCATCTACTGTATTGAATCTAAGTGGTAGCCAAGGTGTAGTTTCAACAGGAGACTTACCTTTACTCTGTGGTAACTCCTTATCGAATACTTCTTGATGCCATATAAATCTATTGTTATCTCTAGTTACATGAGTGTAAACATCACACTCTTCCTTGTCTCCAGTAGTCTCATCAACAGGACTATCTGGTTCTTCTGGATACAGCACCTCCATAGGTAGCTGATTTTCTATTAACTTTTTATTGATCCTTTCTTTTGTGACTATTTCAATCACTTCGCCGTTACCATCTCGTTCTATCACAAAGCGATTCAACGGAAATAACTTCAGACCATTTTTACCCATGAAAATTAGAGCATTGCCACCTACAACTAGGTGCTGTAATGCTTGGTGTATTACTACACGATCATCTGATGCTGCGATAGCATCAAGAATGGTCCTCTCTATTTTTGCAAAGGATAAATCTAATTCTGATTTTATTTCTGGTGGAAACTGTTCTCCTAGTTGTGACTCATCTAGTTGTAACTTAAAGAAACTAGTCTGGGGTGGTACAAGACTGAGTGATAGTTTACTTGCTAAAGCTACAACCCCCTTGGCTCCAACGGATTGCCAAGGAGTATTGAGTTGCTTCATACCTTTAGTGTTCTCTTCGTGACCACTGATTAGGTATGGTAGGGTCAGCTTCGATGCGTCTTCCGCTTCGGATAAAAACTGGGAACGATCACTTGATAAATAATCATACCTAGATTTTGCTGTCATTTTTTTATGCTACATTTAATGATGATGTTGATAATCTTGAACCTGTTCTGTTGAAATGACCCGTTGATCCTCCAGTCTTAGGTTTATATCCGGGTAGTTCGTTTCTTGTTTTAACTCCTTTAACTGTTTGATTCATAGGTCTCTCACCATAAGCAGCTTGTGCTTGTAGATCTTTCTGATAACCTGCTACTTGATCTTGATAACCTTTAAGTAAGTCTGTATTACTTCTTGTAGATTCTTCTAAAGTTTCTCTTAGATCATTTATCTGGCTAGAGTAAGAGTCAGTAAGCTCTTTAAATCTGATATCCCACTTGTCTTCTTCTTGCTTTAATTGATCTGAGAAATTATAAGTAGGAGCACTATATCCGCCGCCACCAGTATAACTACTACCATCACCAGTATCATCTATACCTTTAATAGGTAGTAGTTCTGGACCGTCACTTACTTTTTTATCTTTAAAACTATGAGTATTTCGGAATGCTCTTCCTAACCAGTCTTGCCAATCTTGTCCTTTAGCTAGGCCGGGTCTATTTTCTATTAGATCCTTTGTCCAGTAGTCCTTACCAGCTTGATCAATACCTGTATCAGTTTCAAAGAGTTCATTATATAATCTATCTATCTCATTCCCATATATACCAGACAGTCTATCTTTTTCAGCAGCAATTTCTGGTGCTCTAGCTGCATCTATTTGAGATATGATATCAACAATATTATCTATACCACTGAATTGAGCTTGGTTTCTACGCATACCTTCGTTGGTATGTCTAGACTCCTTACCATCTTTACCTTTTACAGAATAAACATCCGAAGGTTTGAAGGTTAATCCATACTTATCAGCGGCGGTTTGTGCCCACCCTTCTAAGTCTGAGAGCTGTCCTTGTTGCCAGATGTCTTCAGTAGTTCTCTCTCCTGTTCCTCGATCCACACCTTCAGGCATCCATTGTGGTGTACCAGCTTCACTTCTTGTAAAGGTACCTACTCCAGATTGTTGGGCATGTCTAGTAAGTTCATCTAATATATTTTGTTGCCATATATTTTCTAGTGTTCTATCCCATTCACTATCTTTATGGCCTACTCCTGTACCTCCTTTACTATTTATAAAGTCAGCTAAAGTATTAGTATAGCCAGTCTCAGCTGCTCCTCTGTATCCTGTAACAGCTGGATCAAGATCTAATTTTATTGTTGGATCATTACTACCTGTTCTATAATAAGTATTACCTCCAGCTTTGAATGGTTGATGAGGGTCTTTACTACTAGGTGCTGTAGTTGTATAGTTAGGATCAGTAGCGTAAGGATTAACTATTGATCTACTTGGTGCAGACGTAGCAGTGGGAGTTGGAGTATAGGACGGGCTAGTAAGTCGTATCGTATTAGATTGATTTCCTTTATACTCTGTGCTTTGTTTTATAGAATCCCTGATATTCTGTATGGACATCTGACCTGAGTCAAACATACCACTCCAGTAATCCTGTCCTTCTTGTCCGACATCTCTACCAAGTAATTCATTGTATATTTTGTTTAAATCCATTGTAGGTTTAGGTTCTGGTTCTGGTGTAGGTTCTGGATTAGCTAATAAAGAATAGATACTTCCAGTCTCAGATGGATTAGATGCCATCGCTTGTGCTAAAGTTGCTCCTTCTTTTATCTGGTTGGCATAAGTTCTTTCTGCATCTGCAACTGTCATTCCTGTAGGATTACTTTTCGCAACCCACTTAAGGTAATCAAGAGTATCGGGGTCTATCTTTGCACTACCTGTACCTGTTGGAGTCCAACCTTTATCACCCGGCATCAGTTTAGTAGGTGAGTACATCTGATGATTAATATTTACAGCCTTAGTCTGAGCAGGGGTGTGTTGATTGAACCATCCTTTTACATCAGCATCAGGAATACTATCAATTACATTTTTAACATTAATACCAATTCTAAAACTAGGGTTCATATCAGTATAGTCAAGGTTATTTCTTAACCCTGTCTTTACCTGAAAATCTGATGGCCCTTCTAATTGTGATATCTTTCCAGTTATATCACCCATTGCATTAGCTGGGTTAGCCATAAAGTTACTCCAACCTTCTGCAATTGAGTTCACCACTCCACTAATACTTAATCCACTACTAGGTTTATTATTAATAGAACTAAGATGACCACCAAGATTAGAACCTACTTTACTACCTATTGAATTTTTTGAGTTGAATTTAGATTGAACTCTGTTTTTATTAGCTTGGTGTTTGTTCCTTTTCGTATTCCATCCCGGCATTGTTATACCTCATCTAGTCTATCTCTTATCCACTCCACGACAGAGCGTTGTCCTGATTTGTACATGATTGCTCCTATATCTTCTTTAGGATGTGGGTTTACTGGTGGAAATTTTTCCTCCAATTCTTGAAGGATTGCTTGTGCGTTTGGCCCTAGCAGAGGCTCAAGCATATTGGGGTAGGTTGACATTGCTGTGCTCAAAGAATGCTGGCATCCTTGCTGACCGTGTATCAGAAAGCTGTGGAGCTTTTCCCTCATACATTAATCGGTCTGATGAATCCAGC